ATAAATTATATTTGGAAAAGTTAACGGAGATATTTTGTTATTTTTATACACCGCCACAACTTCATAAGGTATTTTTGACGCATCAAAAACTACTAAAGAAGAATAATCCCCACCAACTCCACGAGAAGTATCAACAACAATTACATATAAATTATTTCCAGTTTTTGCTTGTTTATAAATTTGTGTGGTGTCATTTCTTGAAATAGGTTCAGCGGATGATAACTGCAATATTTTTTCTGGCGAAATTAAGGTATTAGATGAACCAATGAAATCACACCCATATTCCTGACGAAATTTCTCTGGCCCCATAATTCCAATTTCTTTTTGCATCCACTTGTCATCACGACCAGGAATATTTGACCAATGAACAGAAAATTGAACGAAATCATTTTTATTTCTTTCGGCGTCTCTCCAAATTTTATAAAAATAATCAATTCCATTTGGAGTTGATGTTATAATCATTTTTGTTGTTGTGCCAGAGGATAAAGTTGGGAACACTGATGCAAAAAATTCTGCTTGAATAGTTGATGGAACGAAGGCAAACTCATCACAGTACACAAGATTTCTTGCCGTTCCTCGCGCAGCGGATGCAGATGTTGCGGAAGTTTCTATTTTACTACCATTTTCCAATTCAATCATACCTTTGTTCCATTCAACAACACCTTGTTGAAGCCATTTAGGAAGATTTTCATATGCTAATTGTATTCTACTTAAAATTTCTCTAGACTGCACTGCTTTATGTGCTAATACTAATATTGAATAATTTTCGTGGAATAATGAATACCATAAAAGCAATGCGGCAACAGTTTGTGTTTTACCGGACTGGCGAGGAATTTTACATATGGTGTATCTGTTATTCACAAATGCGTTAACCATTTCTTCCTGCCAATCCCATAAATCAAAATTTATAAGACCTTTATCTACATGAATAATCTTTACATAATTTCTTATAAAATAAATTGGATTTTCTGAACATTTTTTAAATTCCCGAATTTCCTTTTTCCCATAATTCATGGGAACATTAACTCTTTTTAATTTTTGATTTCCGAGATAATAAAATTTCTTATCCATTATTGGATCATTTTTATTAATCATTATCTTCAACTTCTCCACTAATTACATCTTTACCATTACCGCCCCTCAATTGTTTCAACATATCATTTGTAGTTCCATAGAAAAAATTTTGATTTATTTGTCTATTATCATGAAGAACTTTAATATTATTTTCTCTAATATTAATATCCACAAGATTCCTGTTGGCATCTACGATGACTCGCATTAAATTAGCGAGAACTTCAAATGCTCGTGGATGCTGAGATGATTTTGCAATTTCCATTAATTCATCAAAAGACTCTGTGCCTTTATTGATTATATCTTTAATATTTTCCTTTGCAATATCCATATCTTGATATTTACCATTCTCTGGTAAAGATAGTTGTTTTTTAAAATTATCTAAAGGAGGTATTTTCAATGCTTTAGAAATTTTATCATTATTATCGTCTTTGTTCATCATCCTATATCTTCTATATTTACACTAATACCATAATCATCTGTGGCACGTATTCTATCTATGGAAATTGATAATTGTGAATTAGTTGTTGGGGTTCCATTAGCAGTTAATGCGGGAGTTACATAGGAATTTCCAGATGGGTATGAATTTGAAGTAATGGAAACCACATTTGCGCGATTGAAAGTATCGGTAGAAATCAAAGTATTGGAAGTATTAAACAATCCCTTCACTTGCATAACTTGAACTAAATTTCCAGTGCTGTATTTTACAACACCTTTTGCTGTAACATATTTTCCATTTGTTTGATAAACAATTTCACCCTGTTTAAATGCCGGGTTATTATTTGAACTAACTGCTAAATCAACAGTATTCCATAAATCTTGATCAAAAATATTGATACTATTTCTTTTAATTGTGCCTTTAGTTTTAATTGGTCCATACAATTCGGCTTTCATTACAAATTGAATTGTGGTCATTATAAATCTAGGTTGACCTATTTGATTTTCATACCGATCATTCATCTGAACATTTTGTATTGAAACTGGTATATCTTTGACGATATTTAATTCTGGTATTAGAATAACGGAAGATGTCCATTCTGGTGCAAAAAATGGTAAAATTTGTTCCATTATTTGCAGATTTTCTTCAACATTCTTAGTGTATATAGTAAGCGCAAATGTTATATTATATGGAATGAATGTTGGTACATAATTAAAATCATTTGGATTATTTGAAGTGGGCGAAGCAATTTTTTGGTGAACAGATATTTTTCTAGTTGAATCATATTGTATATTACCTATTTCAAATGACATACGAGGAAGAGTTATAGCGGTTTCATCTCTTTTTCCATCCGGGTCTTGATTTAATCTAGCTATCCATGCACTTTTTGGTCCATATGCTAAAGGGACATTTACCCATTGAATTAATTTGTCATTTGAATCAGTTCTTTGAATAAAAATATCATTAAATAATGAGCCGAAATAAACAACATATTTCTTAAAAAGTTTATGGTAGTAAAAATTATTTTTAAGCATTATTACACATTTCCAAATGGATTTTCTTCATTGAAATTTATTATGGTATCAGAATAATCTTGTATCTTTTTATTTTGAATATTTAATTCCATATCAACTTCTTTATCTGTTTCAATTTGTAAATTATTTCCATCTTCTGTTTGTAATACGGCATCTCTATCTGTTGTTATATAATCTATGCCTGTATTAGCAATAGAATAATATGTTATTTTATCATCAATTTCAGGAATACCGACAGTAATTCTTTCAGAATTGTATTCTAATTTATCACATTTCAATTCAAACACATGATTAGCACCTAAAGTAAAAAAAGGAATTCTGTTATTAACATATTTTATTTCAAAAAAACTTCCTTCAACTGGAAAATATATTATATCTCCCTCTATTGGTCTCATATTATTTTGAAAATTTCCTATCTGTTCTCTATATCTTTTTTTAGATATACAAAAATTTATTGTATCTCTTATCTCTAAACCAAATTTAGAAAGCATGTCGCCATTGCCCTGAAATCCGCTATAATCTTTTGGGTATGCTTCTATTGTATAAGCTCTATCAAAAAGAGAAATCAAATCTTCTTGAAATATTGTATCTAGATTAACAATAGTTTTTGGTAAATATTTCACGTCAATACCATGAATTTTAATTGTTTCCACAACTAAACTTTCAATTAAATTCTGTTCCTGTCCGTAACTTTTATTGAAGTGAATATTTGTTGCCATAAACTATGCCAGTAAATCCACAACAGGTAATGAGTAGGAAGAAATCATTTCAGATTCCAATTCATCTATTTCTCTGTTTGCTTCTGCTAAAATGGCTTGTCCATTAAATGTCAAACCGCCCATTAAAGGAACATTAGTATATTTTGTTAAATTTGATCCCCACTGTTTTTTAATTAATGCGGTTGCATACTTAGCCAACCATCGATCGCCCCATGCGTCAGAATAAACATCGGGATCAACAACTTGATATGCTTCAACAATGACAAATGCACCAACTTTTAATTTTGCCCAACTCATATCAATGTATAATTTATTAATATGTCTGTTATATCGTATTGGTTGTTTACCAACTAAAATTTCTTCATACATTCTGATTCTTTGCATATTGACATAATATGGGACTATAGAATCATTGGTATATTGATATAAATCATTTAATGCTATTTGATAACGAATATCAAACATATTTGCACTACTGATAGCACTACCTATATCAAATATGTTAACAACACCTATTATATTCTGTGGTATGGTAATGTATTTGTTTGTTATATCTTCTTGTGTAATTTGATATTTCAAATACATTTTTTCGGAGCCGTCAAAATGATAATCATAATACATTTTCAATGCTTCATCAATTCTATCTTGTATTTGATCATCGGAAACATTAATTTCTATTACAGGCTTACCTAATTTTCTCAGACAATATTCAATTAAATCGTCGCGGGATGATGGTACTGCCATTTTTTAATTCCTTATATTTTATCTGTTTTAATTACATATTTCACGATATTTGTATTTATTTTAATTTCAAATATATTATTTTTTAATTTTATAATATATTGTTCAGTATTTTTTAATTTTATCGTGTGCATTAGTATGATACTTGTGGTGAAATTGTTATTTGTCCTTCAACAATACGAATAACTGTATTTGTTGGAGTGTTTAATTTAATGTCATACAGATATCTATCTGAATAAACCATATTAGCAGTTTGATTGGCAGTGAGGGATGCTCTAACAATTCCATTAGAAAATGTATTGATCTGCATCGTGACAGCAGTATTTGAACTAATAAATTTTCTAGCCTTAGCAGTTCCGGTATATGTTGTCAAATCTATAATATTATTTGAACTATCTTTTATTAAAAAATCTACTTCAAAGGTTGTTCCTTGATCAATTATTAAATCTACTTTATCGGCCATACTAATTCCCCATCATCACAACCCAATTAGTTCCGTCCGATTGCAGCATTGCAAATTTTCCGGCAGTATTGACTAATATATTATTACTAGCAGCGCCACCGGCTAAAGCAACAATATTAGTAGACGTGCTGTTAATGGTTGTTGTATTTGAAGATTTAAATATTAAAACTCTTCCCGTGAAAGTCGAAGCCGATGGCATGACAACATTACAATTTGCGCTTGTATTGAAGATAACCGTGTAATCGGAATTTACCACAGTGTATGATGTGGCGGTTACAGTTGGTGGTGCTTTAAATGATATTGCGTTATTTGAAGTCAAAGAACCATTGATAGTTGTATTTCCAGAAATAGTTACTATAGTGGAAAATCCAGCATTGCCAGTTACATTTGCAGTTCCGATAACTTTCAATTTAGCGTCAGGCGTATCTGTTCCTAAACCAATATTACCATTCGCACTAATATTGAATTTTGATGCACCTGCTAAAGGACTACTATTACTAGCGTCAGTGTAAAATCTCCAAGAAATTGGAATTATACTAGTCCCCGGTGTTGTATTTCCTATTGTAGCTGTTCCATCTGTAATTGCCATAAGTCTTGCCCACAGAACATCTGAACCGCCTCCATTGTCACCAATACAATCTATTCGAAAAAATTGATCAGAAC